AGACAATGTTTGGTAAGAGATATCCAAACTGCGTAAAGAAAACTAGAAAGGAAGAGGTTGAACAGGTTACTGAAAAACATGATACTCCAAAGAATGTAAAGGGTATTGCTAAAGAGTTAGATAAAGCAGTTGAGATGCACAAGAGTCAAGCAAAACGATTGAGGAAGGCAGGTGTTAGTGAGGCTGCTGCTTGGACAAAAAAGGAAGGTAAGAATAAGTCTGGTGGATTAAATGAAAAAGGTCGTAAGTCCTATGAAAGAGATAATCCTGGTTCTGACTTAAAAGCACCAAGCAAGAAGGTTGGTAATCCTAGAAGAAAATCATTCTGTGCTAGAATGAAAGGTATGAAGAGAAAGTTGACTAGTGCAAAAACAGCAAACGATCCAAACAGCAGAATAAATAAATCCTTGAGAGCTTGGAATTGTTAACATGCCATCCACATATGATGATGTATACCTTGGTAATCCGCTTCTAAAAAAAGCAAATGTTCAACAAGAATTTACGAAAGAGCAAATTCTTGAGTTCATGGCATGTAAGAATGATCCAGTATACTTTGCAAAACAACACGTAAAAATTGTTAGTTTGGATGAAGGTCTAGTTGGTTTTAAACCATATGACTTTCAAGAAAAATTAATAAGAAATTTTCATGAAAACAGATTTAATATCTGTAAGATGCCTCGACAGACTGGTAAATCCACCACGTCTGTATCGTATCTGTTGCATTATGCTGTTTTTAATGATAATGTTAATATCGGTATTCTTGCTAACAAAGCAGCAACTGCCAGAGACTTGTTGGGTAGACTACAAACTGCCTATGAGAATCTTCCTAAATGGATGCAGCAAGGTATCATAGCATGGAATAAAGGTTCACTGGAGTTAGAAAATGGTTCCAAAATCCTGGCTGCTTCGACTAGTGCCTCAGCTGTTCGAGGAATGTCTTTCAATATCTTGTTCTTGGATGAGTTTGCATTCGTTCCAAATCATATTGCTGACTCGTTTTTTGCCTCTGTTTATCCTACTATTACTAGTGGTAAAAGTACGAAAGTCATAATGGTTTCTACCCCTCACGGGATGAACCACTTTTATAGGTATTGGCATGATGCAGAAAGAGGTAAGAATGAATATGTACCAACTGATGTTCACTGGTCAGAAGTTCCTGGTAGAGATGAAGTTTGGAAAGAACAAACTATTTCTAACACATCTGAACAGCAATTTAAAATTGAGTTTGAATGCGAGTTCTTAGGTTCTGTTGATACGTTAATTGCTCCTAGTAAATTGAGGAGCATGGTATATCAGCAACCAGAAACACAAAGTGGTGGTTTAGATGTATATGTACAACCCCAGAAAAAACACGATTATGTAATAGCAGTTGATGTTGCAAGAGGAGTTGGAAAAGATTTCTCTGCATTTGTAGTTGTTGATATTACAGAGTTTCCTCATGCAGTGGTAGCAAAGTATAGAAACAATGATATCAAACCAATGCTATTTCCCACTATTATTCAGGAGGTAGGAAAAAGTTATAATGATGCATTTGTTTTATGTGAAGTAAATGATGTAGGAGATCAAGTAGCATCCATCCTAAACTTTGATTTAGAATATAAAAATCTTCTTATGTGTTCCATGAGAGGTAGAGCAGGGCAAGTTGTAGGTCAAGGATTTTCTGGTAGAAAAACTCAATTAGGAGTTAAGATGTCCAAAACTGTGAAGAAGGTGGGTGCTCTTAACTTGAAAACTTTGATAGAAGAAAATAAACTTCTTTCTTGTGATTATGATATCATGAGTGAATTAACCACTTTCATTCAAAAAAATAATTCTTTTGAGGCAGAAGAAGGATGTCATGATGATCTTGCGATGTGCCTTGTAATATATGCATGGTTAGTTGCTCAAGATTATTTTAAAGAACTTACCGACCAAGATGTAAGAAAAAGATTATATGATGAACAGAAAAATCAAATAGAACAAGATATGGCACCATTTGGATTTATGGATGATGGAATGGGTGAAGATAGTTTCGTAGATTCAGAGGGAGATAGGTGGCATACTGATGAGTATGGGGAACAATCATACATGTGGGAATACCTCTCATAGATGTTCATGCATCGTTTCCCCAATGAAAAAGAAGATTTGAATAAATATTTTTTAGATTAACTGAGAAATTCGGAGAAAAAAAACATGGCGACTCCTCAATTATCTCCTGGTGTTTTAGTCAGGGAGGTTGACTTAACTGTAGGGAGAGCTGATAATGTATTAGATAACATCGGTGCTATAGCTGGACCTTTCGCTATTGGACCTGTGAATGAAGCAACAGACATCACCACAGAACAAGACCTCATAAGCGTATTTGGTGAACCAAAAGATACTGATGCACAGTATGAATACTGGATGACAGCATCATCTTATCTTTCTTATGGAGGAGTTCTAAAGATTGTAAGAGCAGCAGGAAGCACATTATCAAATGCTAACGCAGGTGTTGGTATAGCATCTGCCGCTTTAACTGGTGCAGATAGAATTGACAACTATGATGATTATCTCAATAATCACACAGAGGCAACAAACTTTAATTATGCTGCAAAAAACCCTGGTTCTTGGGCAAACAACTTAAAGGTTTGTTTCATTGATGATGCTGCTGATCAGACACTAACACTGGATGGAATTAGTGGTACAGCTGCAGTGGGTATGGCAGTTACATCAACATTGACAAATGTAGAAGTACCTGGTGCAGGAACTACAAGTAATTTCAACGGATTTCTAAAATCAATCATTACTAGTGTTGATATCCCTAATAAGAAAGTTGATGTTAAAATTGTTTCACGGGTTGATACCAGTGGAACAGAAACAAAGATAGATTATCAAGAGGGTGCGGCATATGCTTCTTTCCCTGCTACATCTTCAGTTGAGGTCATACAGAATAATGGAACAAAATTAGGTTCTACTCAAACAGTCCAATCTCAAGTTGATTGGTATGATCAGCAAACTCTTGGATTAACTAATTCAACAGTATTCTGGAAATCAATCGCACCAAAACCAGTAACTAATAAGTATGCAATAGATAGATCTGGTAAAAATGACGGATTGCATGTTGTAGTTGTTGATGATTTAGGATCAGTAACAGGTATTCAGGGTCAACTTCTTGAAAAGCATTTAAATCTATCAAAGGCAATAGATGCAGTATCTGATGTAAACTCACCTCAAAAAATCTGGTATGAGCAATTCATTGCAGATTTCTCAGAGAATGTTTATGCAGGTGGCAACCCATCTTCTGCTGCTGATTCTCACTTTGGCACAACACCTCTTCCTACTGGATTTATAGCAGGAACAGGAGCAGGTGCATTTGGAAAGAATACAATTGCACAAGGTTTATGGGGACAAAATGCACAGGGTGTGACATTCAGTGCTATTGGTAATGTAACTTATACATTAATGAATGGACAGGATTATTCATCCACTGGTGGAATGAAGGCAGAATTAGCAGACCTTATCACAGCATATGATAAGTTCTCAAATAAAGATGAAATAGAAGTAGATTACATCATTGGTGGTCCTGGTTGTGCAACTAAAGCAGAATCTCAAGCAAAGGCAAATTATATAATCTCAAAAGCAAATGCTAGAAAAGATTGTATCGCTACAGTTGGACCTCATAGAGCAGATGTTGTTGGTATTACTAATGATGATACACAAACAACAAATGTAATTAACTTCTTTAGTCCTTTATCTTCATCATCATATTGCGTATTCGATAGTGGATACAAGTATATGTTTGATAGGTTCAATAACAAGTTCCGTTATGTTCCATGTAACGGTGACGTTGCAGGTCTAATGACTCGCACAAATATTGTTGCTTATCCTTGGTTCTCACCAGCAGGTCAGCAACGTGGTATATTGAATAATGCAATTAAACTTGCATACAATCCAGATAAAGCACAAAGGGATAAACTATATCCTAATAGAATTAATTCAATCGTAACACAACCTGGAATTGGAACCCTTCTGTTTGGAGACAAAACAGGTCTTGGTTTCGCATCTGCGTTTGATAGAATTAACGTTCGCAGATTGTTCTTGACAATCGAACAAGCACTTGAAAGAGCAGCAGAAGCTCAACTCTTCGAGTTAAATGACGAACTAACAAGAGCAAACTTCCGTAACATCGTTGAACCATTCTTACGTGATGTAGAAGCGAAGAGAGGTTTATTTGGTTTCGCAGTTGTATGTGATAGCACAAATAACACTCCCGATGTTATCGATAACAATGAGTTCAGGGCAGACATCTTCCTGAAACCAGCAAAGTCTATCAACTTTGTAACTCTAACTTTTGTTGCTACGAGAACTGGTGTCTCGTTTGAAGAAGTGGTCGGTAGAGTTTAATTTAATCATCTAAATATCAACAGGAGGACATCAAATCATGGCAACAACCAGAGACAACAGAACGATCTCTCAGTTTAAATCCACACTTATTGGTGGAGGAGCAAGACCTAATTTATTCGAGGTCGAACTTGCCACATTTCCAGGCGGTATAGACTGGAACGCAGCAAACTTTAGATTTATGTGTAAGGCAGCAGCATTACCTGCTCAAAACATTGCACAAATCGACATTCCATTCAGGGGTCGTACTTTTAAAGTTGCTGGTGACAGAACTATCGACACTTGGACTGTAACAATCATTAACGATGAAAGTTTCGAGTTAAGAAACTCATTTGAGCAATGGACAGAACTAATCGCAAAACTCGATAATAATCTTGGTGCGACTGATCCTAGTGCTTACATGGTCAATGCTAAGGTATTCCAACTTGGTAGAGGTTCTGTTAAGAGCAGCAAAGATAGCACTGGTGATGCCAATTCCGTGCTAAAAGAATATGAATTTATTGATATATTCCCAACAACAGTATCAGAGATTGCACTTTCTTACGATACAGGTGACACAATCGAGGAGTTTGATGTAGAATTCCAAGTACAGTCACTAAGACTAACTGGATCAGGCAGTCCAAACGGCTGATAAATAGTAAGAAAACAACATAAATTATGGCAAAGTTATTTGGGTTCTCTATTGAGGACACAGAACCACTATCTCAAGATGTAGTCTCACCCGTTGCTCCTAATAATGAGGACGGGTCTGATTACTATATGAGTAGTGGTTTTTTTGGTCAATATGTTGATATAGAGGGAATCTATAAAACAGAATTTGATTTGATCAGAAGATATCGGGAGATGTCACTTCATCCCGAATGTGATAGTGCAATTGAAGATATTGTTAATGAAGCAATTGTATCTGACAGTAATGACAGTCCAGTTGAACTTGATTTAGATCATTTAAATGCTAGTGATGGCATTAAGAAAAAAATCAGAAATGAGTTTAAGTACATCTTAGACTTATTAGATTTTGATAAAAAAGCACATGAAATATACCGCAATTGGTATATTGATGGCAAAATCTATTACCATAAGGTAATTGATGTTAAAAATCCACAAGAAGGAATCCAAGATTTACGTTATATTGACGCAATGAAAATGCGTTATGTTCGTAAACAAAAACAAAAGGAGGGAGACAAGTACAAAGTACCAAATAGATTGGTAAATGAAAATCCAATGGAATATGATTTTCCTGAGATTGATGAGTATTTTATATACAATCCTAAATTATCTTACCCATCAGGAAACATAACGTCAGTTGGTTCCAATGCTGGAATTAAAATGACAAAGGATTCTATTGCATATGCTACTAGTGGATTAGTAGATAGAAGTAAAGGAATAACATTATCATATTTAAATAAGGCAATTAAGTCACTCAATCAACTTAGAATGATTGAGGATAGTCTTGTTATATACAGACTATCTCGTGCTCCAGAGCGAAGAATTTTTTATATTGATGTTGGTAATCTACCGAAAGTAAAGGCAGAGCAATATCTCCGTGACGTAATGATGAGATATCGTAACAAACTTGTATACGACGCATCTACAGGAGAAATTCGAGATGACAAAAAGTACATGGCAATGCTGGAGGATTTCTGGCTCCCTAGACGGGAAGGAGGACGTGGTACTGAAATTTCTACTCTTCCAGGAGGTCAAAACTTGGGGGAAATCACGGATATTGAGTACTTCAAAAAGAAATTATATAGGTCGCTCAATGTACCCCCATCAAGAATGGACGGAGAAGGAGGATTCAATCTGGGAAGATCCTCTGAGATATTAAGAGATGAAGTTAAATTTAGTAAATTTGTTGGTCGTTTAAGAAAGAGATTCTCTGGTCTATTCATAGACATGTTGAGAACTCAATGCTTACTTAAAAACATTGTTACCACTGAAGATTGGGAAGCAATGAGTGAGCACATTCAGTTTGATTTCTTATACGATAATCACTTTACTGAATTAAAAGAAGCAGAATTAATGAATGAAAGAATGGGTTTACTTGCTACGGTAGAACCTTATGTTGGCAAATACTTCTCACAAGATTATGTAAGACGTAAAGTATTACGTCAAACTGATGAGGAAATACTAGAGCAGGATAAGATAATCGAGAAAGAAATTAAAGATGGAACTATACCTGATCCTGCAGAAATGCAAATAGATCCTGCTACTGGACAACCAATTGCGGGTGGTGATTTAGGTGCTCCTGTTATGGAACCCGAAGTAAATGGAGCAGCTACTGAAGTTAACGCTGCAACAGCAGAGTTAGATGCCAATATAGCAAAACCAAAAGGCGGCGAGATTTAGTGCCTATACCAAAAGATAATAGCAATGACCATCACTTTTCAGTAAATCTTTCTGAGAGTGATGTTAAGTTGCTATATAATGCTTTAAAATTTTACCAAGAAAAAAGACCCATATCAGGAGAAAGACCACCAGAACAACAAGAACCGACTAATCATATAAACTCTATGAAACGTATTTTATTTGCTATGATTATGGAGTCTAATTACCACTCCGTAGATAGTGTATAAATATTAACGGCGACACTATTTTTTTACCATGCCTGAAATATCAAATGAAATTATGGATATGATAATTGCTGATGAATCACCAGCAACAGTTAGTGATAAAATAAAAGATATACTCTTTGCTAAATCTGCAGAGAAAGTTGATGCTGCACGTCCAGAAGTTGCCGCCACTACTTTTGATTCTCCTGCAGAGGAGTCTCCCGAAGAAGAATCCAGTGAAGAAGAACCTTCTATTGAAGCTTCTACGGAAGATTAATTATAAATAAATAAGACAATGAACTTATATCTATAATGTCTGCTCATACACCAGTTGGTATAAACACAGCGATATCGTTTTCAGGAAGTAGTGCTGCTTCAGTTGCTATTTCTCAACAAACAGAATATGTAAGACTTGCTGCACATGGTAATACATGTCATGTAAAGATAAACAGTAGTGATGCAACTCCAGTTGCAAATACAGAAAACTATTTTGTTGTGAATGGTGATCCAGAATGTATTAATATTGGAAAGGTTAGATCACAACCTGTTCAAAAACTTACAAAGGGTTCATCAACTACCATTGAGTTTCAGCAGGGAACTGGATCACAATTCATTGTCGGTGATCGAGTTACACTAACTGCACCTGGTCAAACAGGATTTAACTTCTCTCATAAAGCAGTTACAGCAGTTAATAACAGAGTTAATCCAGATGGAGGTCCAGCAGGTTACAGTAGAATTATTACTGTAGACTATGATTCATCATCTGTCTCTGGTACTTGGAATGAGACATTATTAGGTTCTGATTTGAGGTCATCATTTAAAGTTGCAGTTATTCAGGGTTCTGGAACTGGAACTTTACATGCCCAACAAGTTCAAATTTCATAAGGATATAGATCAATGAAACTCATTAGAGAAGAAATTGAATCAGTAAAATTTATTACTGAGGAAAGAGGTGGCAGAAAAGCACTTTACATTGAGGGAGTTTTCTTACAAGGAAACATAAAAAACCGCAATGGTAGAATGTATCCTATGGAAACTCTTCGTAGAGAAGTTGGTCGTTATAACGAATCCAATGTAACTACTGGTAGAGCACTTGGTGAGTTGGGTCATCCAGATGGTCCTACAGTAAATCTTGATAGAGTTTCACATAAAATTGTTTCATTAAAAGAGAATGGTTCCAACTTTATTGGAAAAGCAAAGATCCTAGACACACCAATGGGTCAGATTGCTAAGTCTCTTATTGGTGAAGGTGTAAAACTTGGCGTATCTTCTCGTGGTATTGGTTCTTTGAAACCGACTAAAGAAGGATTTAATGTTGTCGGTGACGACTTTATGTTAGCAACTGCTGCTGATATAGTTGCTGACCCTTCTGCTCCTGATGCTTTTGTTGAAGGAATTATGGAAGGAAAGGAATGGGTATGGGAAGGAAATACCCTTCGTGAGCGAATTGCTTCCGAAACAAAGAACAAGATTGAGTCACTTGTAACCCAAAAAAGACTCGAAGAACATAAATTAAGTCTTTTTAATGAGTTTATTAATTCATTGTAAATACTGCATTTATAAATAAATATAGATTTTAGTTACAGAAAAAATCGGAGATTACCCAAATGTCTAGTGGCAACGAACTACAAGAAATGGAATCAGGCACGAAGCAATCCAAAACAGCAGTAAATGCTAAGGCACAAGCTGCGGATCCTATGCCAAAACTAACAACAGGTGGAACACCACCTCAAGTTGAGGATCTTGGAGGGCCAACACCTGACAACTACAAGCCTGACGATGATTCAGCAAAATTAAAACCACCAGGTGGTACGCTGAAGCAAGTTAGAGATGTAGTTAATAAAGGTGCAAAACCTGCAGAAGCTGCTAAGGGTATGAAGGAGGAAGAAGAAACTTCCGATGATTCTGTAATTGAAGAGGATCAGGCAACTGCATCTACCGAAGAAGTTGTGGCAGAAGAGCCTCAAACTGAAGAGGAAGTTGTTTCTGAAGAAGAAGCACCTGTTGCAGAAGCACCTGAGTACACAGAGGTTAACATCGAAGATGATGTTAAAGCTCTAGTAGAAGGCGAAGAACTTTCTGAGGAGTTCAAGGAAAAAGCAAAGACAATTCTTGAAGCTGCTGTCAAAGGCAAAGTAGCAGAAATCAAGGAAACTCTCGATGCTGATTACGAGAAGAAACTTCTTGAGGAAGTCGAGGAAATCAAAGGTGCTCTAAATGAGCGTGTTGATTCTTACCTCGAATATGTTGCTGACGAGTGGTTCACTGAGAACCAACTTGCAGTAGAAACTGGTCTTAAGGAAGAACTAACAGAATCCTTTATGACTGGTCTAAAAGGTCTTTTTGAAGAACATTATGTATCACTCCCTGAAGAAAAATATGATGTGCTAGAAAGCATGGTAGAAAAACTAGATGAAATGGAAACAAAACTCAACGAGCAGATTGAGAAAAATGTTTCCCTCAACTCACGCCTAGCTGGTGCTGTTGCTGAAGGAATCGTTGATCAAGTTTCTGAAGGTCTTGCTGACACTCAGAAAGAGAAGCTCGCCACACTTGCCGAAAGTGTAGAGTTTGAAAGTGAGGAATCTTATCGTGACAAGTTGGAGACATTAAAGGAATCTTATTTCCCTACAAAGAAAGTAGCATCTCCAACAGCTAAAACCGAGAGTCTATCAGAAGGAGTGGATACCGCACCTGCTGATGTATCAGGTTCTATGGCTGGATACTTAAACACACTCCGTGGTTTAGCGAAGTAACTGAATTAATTTTTAAACAAACTTTAACTTAAAGGTAACAAGCAAATGTTCCAATCAGAACAGTTGCAGGAAAAGTGGGCACCACTTCTCGAATATGACGGACTTGATCCAATCAAGGACAATCATAGGAAGGCAGTAACCGCAGTCCTGCTAGAAAACCAAGAAAAATTCTTACGTGAGCAAAGTGCATTTGAAAATGGCACTTCAATGCTTACCGAGCAACCTACAAACAACACAGGAACTAACGCATCTCCTGGTGCTGGTACTGGAAACGCTGGTTTCAGTGCTAATGCAACCGCAGGTGGTCCTGTTGCAGGTTTCGACCCAGTTCTAATCTCATTGATTAGACGTGCAATGCCAAACTTGGTCGCATATGACCTTGCTGGTGTTCAGCCAATGAGTGGTCCTACTGGACTAATCTTTGCAATGCGTTCCAGATACAAGAACATGGAAGGTGCAGAGACCTTCTACGATGAGGTTAACTCAGCGTTCTCTGGACAGAACAATTCAAACAACCTAACTAGCGGAACAACAGACGTTAACGCTGGTATGGGTACAACTGGTCAGACAGGTACAAACCCTGCTGTTCTTAACCCAGTTGGTGCTGCTGGTTCTCAAACTGACTATACAACTGGTCAGGGTATGCGTACAGACCACGCTGAAAAGCTTGGAAACGCTACTTCTAATGAGTTCAACCAGATGGCATTCTCAATCGAGAAAGTCACCGTAACAGCGAAGAGCAGAGCTCTAAAAGCTGAGTACTCACTTGAACTTGCTCAAGACTTGAAGGCAATTCATGGTCTTAATGCAGAAGCAGAACTTGCTAACATTCTTAGTACTGAAATACTTGCTGAAATCAACAGAGAAGTTATCAGAACTATCTACAAGACTGCTGAACAGGGTGCTGTACAAAACGTTGCAACTCCAGGTGTATTCGACCTAGACATCGACTCAAACGGAAGATGGTCTGTTGAGAAGTTCAAGGGTCTCCTATTCCAAATCGAGCGTGATGCTAACGCAATCGCACAGAGAACTCGTCGTGGGAAGGGTAACATCATCATGTGTTCTGCAGACGTTGCTTCTGCACTAACCATGGCTGGTGTTCTTGATTACACTCCTGCTCTTAATGCTAACCTTAACGTTGATGACACTGGTAATACATTTGCTGGTACATTACAAGGTAAGTACAGAGTATACATCGACCCATATGCTGCTAACCTAGTTGGTGCTGGTGGTCCTCAAGGTGGTAATCAGTATTACGTTGTTGGTTATAAGGGAACATCTCCTTATGACGCTGGATTATTCTACTGCCCATACGTTCCTCTACAGATGGTTCGTGCGGTTGGAGAGAACACATTCCAGCCTAAGATTGGCTTTAAGACAAGAT